GATGTCAAAATCATTAGATCCTGCTGTGCCTAGAATAAACTTTGCAGTCCATCCTGTTGTTGTTACTACTGGAATAGTAATATCATAAGCACCTGCTTGAGAGCAGATAAATGTTTTTCCAGAGTCAGCCATTACCAAAGTTTTGCTTTCGGCAAGAGATTCAACACCTCCACTTGTACCACCTATATAAGGTCTAGCCATAATAAGCCTCCTTACGCTGTGATTTTAAACAAATGATGACTTTCAATTAGCTGTATACCAACACCTTCATCGGACATATATTGATCTTTAACACCATCAAAGGCATTATCGGTTTTAATATTTGTCTGATACATAGATGGACGATAGACTGCATGAAACAGATTCTCATCGGATACAACTGCCATGTACTTGTTATAAGGCCCACGTAATGCTGGAGTTGGAATCAACTGCAACATACCATGAGGTGTTTCAAGTACTCTGTAGTTAAAACCAAGACCATCACGTTTCATGTCTCCAAGAGCAACTGTCCAACCTGAGTTGCCAGCTAGTCCTGAAGTACCAGCCATTTTAGACCAGTAACCCAAAGCACCAGCTCCAACAAAAGCACGCTTCACACCTGCTTCTGGGATATACTGGAATACTTTTTCCATATCATCTACAAAGTTTGCATAGCCATAAGAACTGTCTACAGTAAATACGTTTTGTCCATCATGTGTAGATGTAGACTCACCATACTTTTCTAAAGCAGAAATAATTCCATATGTGGTTCTAATTAGATTTCCATCTGAATCAGTTCTTCCACCATCTGCAAATGTTTCATCATTATTAGTATCGTTATTTCCAGCTCCATAAGATGCTTCTTGCAATCCTGTACCACCAACTCTTTGACCGAACAAGAATGCTTTTTCTTTTTGCATCTTGTGCTCTTGAGCTTTCATCCTACGAAGTCTAGCTAATTCAGATGACTCACCTCTTAGTACTGCTGCTTCTAAAGTACCAGTAACTTGAAGTGGGGTTTTAAAGATCTGACAAGAATTGTATACAACATCTAACTCATCTGCCCATGAATCAGGAGCTGAACTACCTTCCCCATGTGCATTACCAATAATCATGTAATAATCATTATCAACAAGATCGTAATCACTTCCACTTTCTGTGCTAATAATTTTTACTTTGATTTCATCAGCATCGACTGCAGAAGAAATTACTGCTGTTGCTTTTTTACTGTCCTTTGCAGAGTTCCATATTTCAACTACAAGACCTAAGTAACTGCTATCCACAGAACTTGCTAAACCTTGTATGTTATCAATATTAAGTGCTGCACTTTCCGTTCCATTTACTGCCAAAGTAACGGTTTCACCAGCATTCTGAAACTCTTGTTTTACCCAAGGATTACGATGTTCAAACATCTTAAAAACTGGGTCTGGGACATTTCGCATTTCCTGATTACTAATCATGGTAGTAAAAGGGGCAACGTCTGTCCATAGCTCCTTAGTGACCTGCGGATCGACATAAAAATTCCGTCTATCCGTATAAAGTACACCAGAAGCTCCTTGCATTAGCTGCTTTTCTGTAGCTGCCATTTGTAACTCCTACGTTATTAATTATCTACCTGTAGCCAACAGATAGATATTCTAGTTTACTTTATAACTACACCTTACCTAGTAAAGCATCACTAAAGGATTGCTCATCTGTTCTAGGTTGTTCTGCTTGACCAGTCTGCACTACTGCAGTTTTGGGTACGCTTAACCTATTTGCTTGATTTTGCATCTCTTCAGTACGCTGTTTTACTACTGGGTTCGGGTTCGTTCTTAATTCAAACAACTTAGCCAAGTTATCAAGAGTTAAGTTTTCAGGATTCTGCGACCACCGTACAAACTCCATTGCTTTATTCTGCTCCCAACCAAAATTGTTTACAGCATGACTCATAGCCTGCTGTTGTACCATTTGGGTTTGTTGCTGTTGCATTTGAGCTTTGTACTGTGCTTGCATTTCCTGTTCACGAGCTTCATCTTTTTTTGTTAAAAAGTCCATGTACTTATCTCTGTATGACTCTTTTGCTACTCGATACTTAAACGATTCACTTTGTGGATCATTGTATGCATCGACCTCATTGTACGAATGTGGTCTTTCAGGTGCTGATGGCTCCTTCAATGAAGGTTCTTGCAATCCTTGTTCAGGGTATGCTTGAGGTTGTCCATTGGAGACAGAGCTTTGCTCAGCAGGATTGGGATTAGATCTATGGTACTCCAATTCCTGACGTAAAGCATTAAGCTCTCCCTTGGCTTTGTCAGCTTGTGATTGCCAATATTCAAAACGAGTTGAGTCGTCTCTTGGGGAAGTTTCTTGTGTTCCTTGCGTAATTGTATCAGCCACACCAGTATCAACTGGTACTTCCCCATTAGGTATTGCAGGTTGCTCTACATTGAGCATTGCATCCTCTCTTGGTGCCTGATCAGCATTACGTGTTTCTATGATATTCTCCATTTCTTTTCCTTTGCGATTTGGTTATTTCCAGCAACCGCTTTCTTCAATTCTTATCTAAAATCCTTTGGCATCATTGTATCACTTTGTGGTAAACCTTCTGTAAATGGGTTGCTTTCTTCATTTAATATTCTATTTACTATGCTATCCCAATCTTGTTGATAATCGCCTTCTGCGTATTTATCATAATCAGGATTTGCCTTTATTATCTTATCAATATCTGTAATAATTTTTTTAGACTCTTTAAGATTGCCACCTGTTAATTCGTATACTTGATTAACCATCATAAATGGTATTTCTAAAGCATTAAAAGCATTTGCCATAGTAGAATTAACATTTTCAAAATGATTTTTTAACTTTTTAATATCAGGATCACTTGCCAATGTTTTTATTTTATCAATTATAAAATCAGACTCATCCCCTCTAAAATCTTTTGGTGCTTGATTTATTTGGTTTATGATATAATCAGATTCTTTACTCATTATTCATCCAACATTAACATTTCTTCATTCATTTCTCTGGTAGGATTTGGCTGATTAAACTCCTGTATATCCTGTTTGGCCATCTTTAACTCATCGGATAAACGATTTTTATATAACTGGGATGCCATTTCCACTTTAGCTTCTGCTTTTGCCAGCTTCTTTTCAAATTCTTTTACTTCTACACGTTTACGATCATGTAACGATTCTCTCTGTGCCGTCTGTAAGTCCCCTTTAAGCTTTTTAATCTCATCCGTTTGTGCCTGGATTTGACTTTGCATTTGTTGCATTTGACCTGCTCGTTCCAAGACTCCTTCCATATCTGCAACATCGGTTTGCTTTAATACTTCTAACTGATCTATTAGACCTGCCTGATAAAGCTGCATATAGTACTCAAATCGTGCGAATCTATTGGAAGGCAACGTAGACCCTGATAAAACAATAACATCGTATTTTCCGACCGTTATATCGTTTACTTTTCCCATTAGGTTTCCTACGTCATCATAGATAGGACTATTGATCTCCATTTCCAAAGGTCTATTGTTCGGTTGCATTAATCTCAATACTTTCTGATCGGTATATACATACTGCACCAATCCCACTACTACTTTTGCCAATTGATTTAAGCATTCTTCTACATCATCTCGTTTGGATTTGATTCGTCTTTGTCCAAATTCATCCAAAGCTACTGTACCTTTAAATGTCTGTGGTGCTGATCCTATATCTCCCTGCATCAAAGCATAAATACCAAGGATTCTTTCAATATCTGCTTTGGCATCTGCTTCGTTCTTATATAATTCATTTGGTAAGGGTACAGGGCCAGCTACAATGGGTTGACCCAATTCAGGATCAAACTCAATGACGGCTGTACCTGCTTTTCCCCATTCTGCTTCCAAATGAGCTTTGTCCATACTACCACGAGGAATTAAGAGTTTTACATTCGTAGAACTCGATGCATGTGCTACAATCAGGGAACGTATCTTATTGATATACTCCTGTAGTCCCTTTACCAGTCTTACATCACTTAACGGATATGGATTACGGTTAAAACCGTTCATAAAAGGAACAATTGGATACTCCTCAATAGGGAGCACCACACTAAATAACTCTACATCTCCAACACTTACAATCTGCTGGATTTGTGTTAATTCTATCTCATTGACTAAAATACCACCATCATCAATTAAATGTTTTTTGGTTAGTATATCAATGGTAGATGTACTATTCGGAATAGAACCTGCATGCTCTTCTCCTGCCATAGGAGTAGGTTGCCCTGTATTCATATCCATCATTAAGTGATACGTAGTACC